TGGTTTCCTTGGACGTGGTGCCAAGATTCGGGGTGGCGTATATCGGTTTAGTCCCTTCGCTTGGCAACGTGTTGACTCGACTGGGGATGATCTTCGGAAGAATATCTTCCCCCTGCCAGTACGTGAACCAAGTAATGTGATGTTTAATCTGCTTAATTTGTTAATTAACTACACCAATCGCATATCTGGTACGACTGATCTTATTTCTGGCGAAACTCCAGGGCAAAACACTCCAGCGGAAACTGCTCGAACTGCGGTGGAACAGGGTCAAAAAGTATACTCGGCTATATTTAAGCGAATCTGGCGAGGCTTCAAGCAAGAGTTTAAGAAGTTGTATTTCTTAAACAGTATGCACTTGCCAGATGTTACTTATTTTGGGGATGGTAGCACTATTGTATACCGAGAAGATTATACTAATAGTGAATTATCTATTGTCCCTGTAGCTGATCCGGCTATTACCAGTGATGCCGCCCAGTTTGCTCGGGCGCGTTTAATCAAAGATGCCGCTCTTAATAATCCTGGGTATGATACTGATGCTGTTGAACGATTGTTCTTAAAGTCTCTTGGTGTTGATGCCGTTGATACTATATACAAAGGTACCGCAGACTTGCCACCTCCCCCGGAAGACCCGACGATTACTATTGCAAAGATTCGTTTGCAGTCTGAGCGGGAGAGTATTGAGTTCCGTAAGATGCAATTTATTACAAAGTTGCGTGAACAAGCTTCCCTTAACAACGCTAAGGTTTTGGAGATTAAAGCTAGGACGGCTAAGATTGTAGAAGAGATTGGAGCTATTAAAGGTAAGGAGTACCGTGATCAGATAGATACCGTAACAACTCAATTGGAAACCTTAAGTAACCAGCAGTTAGCTCAAGCAGATTTAATTCAAAAGGAGTTAGATAATGAACGAATCTCAAACGAACAATCCATCCCCACAGGAGGAATTGTTCCAGGAGTGGGAACGCCACCCAGTAACCAAGAAAATCCTAACTTGGGCTACCAAGGAGCGGGAGTCGCTTAAAGAGCAATGGGCAGCGGGAAACTTCTCAGCAGCATTTAGCTTGGAAATGGCAGTAAAAAACGCAGGCGCAACTGGCTATTGTAATTGTTTAGCCGATTTGCTAGCTATGGACTATGAGACTCTTGAAGGATATTTACATGACGCAGAATAATAGTGGATTGCTTCCCTTGGGCCGGGCTGTTTTGGTTCAGCCCTACATTCCAGAACGTAAAGCCTCTATCATCGAGCTTCCGCCAGATATCGCAGTTCGAGATCAGATGGTAGAGCAGCGAGCAATTGTGGTTGCAATTGGCCCTACTGCTTGGCACGATGAACCAATGGCGAGGGCTGCTGTTGGAGATAAAGTATTGCTAAGTCGTTACTCTGGATACATGGCAGAGGGGACTGCGGATAAGAAACAGTATCGGTTTGTAAATGATCGAGATATCTTTGCGAAGATTGAAGTTGAATCTGATGGAGGTAAGTATGTCTGACCTTAATGAAGAGAGTTCTATGCAAGAAACTAATGATTCCCCGGAAGACTCCACCAAGGCACCAGAAGGTTCTTCTGACGTAGAGCAAGATGCCCGTAATCTTGGTTGGCGCCCTAAGGAAGAATTCCAAGGTAATCCCGATCAATGGGTAGATGCAGAGGAGTTTGTAGAGCGCGGCAAACATATTGTTCCAATTCTCAAGGACAATAACAAGCGATTGCAGAAAGAATTGCATGCAAGAGATTTGAGGATAAGTAAACTTGAAAGTAACCTCCTTAACAATGAGGCCGCCATTGAGAAGATGGAAGCTCATTGGTTGGAGGCTAATAAGCGGGCTGTTCAACAAGCTCGGCAAGAGTTGAAGGAAGAACTAAAACGAGCTAGGGAGCATGAGGACACTGATGCAGAATTAGATGTTCTTGAACGTATTAGAGAAAATACTGCCAATGAAAAGGCTTTAAGTAAATCTCCTACTCCGATGGAACAAAAACCACCTACGGTTAATCCACCTAGTCCAGAGTACTTAGAGTTTGTTCGAGAAAATCCTTGGTTTGATGTAGATAAAAAACGCACAAAGGCTGTTGTGCGTATTGCCGAAGATCTTCGAGAGGATGGTAATACCTTGGAAGGTAAAGCCTTCTTTGACGAATGCGTTCGGCAACTTTTGGCTCAGGAGGGTTCTGGTAGTTCTACTTATCGTATGTCTAAGGTAGAGGGCGGAAAGGCTGGAACTCCCATAGGTTCCGCTCGTGGAAAGTCTTGGGCTAACCTTCCAAAGGATGCTCAAACTGCTTGTCTTGACGATGCGGATGCACTTGTTGGGGCAAATAAACGTTACAAGACCCTTGATGCTTGGAAGAAAAAATACACTGAAATCTATTTTTCTGGAGAATAACATGAGTAAGAATCCCCTTGTAACTGAAACTAATCCCGCCAATACTCCTGGGTCTTTTGAAGTTCCAAAAGACTTTATCCCTATGTCGGCTGCAACCTTGCGGCTTGACACGCCCGTTATACCCGGATACCATTTACATTGGTTCCGTGGAGACGCGGGGCGAATTAACCGAGCACAAAGGGCCGGGTACCAATTCGTGGATCAAGACGAAGTAGACATCAATAATTTCGATCTTGGCGGCGATGCAAAAACTTCAGGTAATACTGACCTCGGCAGCCGAATTAGCATTACATCAGGCGATGAAGTAGATCGGGCTGGGCAGCCCACGAGAATGTATCTCATGAAATGCTCTAATCATTTGTATGAGTTAGGGCAAAAAGACCTTATTGGACAGAATGAATCACTGGCAGATGTCCTGAGAAGTGGCCGCGTTGGTTTGAATGCTAACGGAGAGGCCATTCAAGACGTAAATGCCCGATACACTAAGGGTAAACCCTCTGACTTGTTCACACGTAAATCTTGGAGAGCGTAATGGCTAATGAAAATCGTCCTTGGGGACTGAAGCCCGTAAGCTATGCCAGCGGTGTTTGCTGGACTGGTGGGGCCAATGTCTATGTTATTCCTGCCGCAGATACTAATAGTTATGCTATTGGTGACCCGGTGAAGTCCGGCGGCTCTGCTGATAGTAATGGTGTTCCTTCCATTACCTTGGCAGCGGCAACTGGGGCAATTCGTGGCGTAGTGGTTGGTTTGGGTACTCGGGAATCGTTGATGGCGAATCCTAGTAATCTGGACTCGACCACTCGGCCAGCCGGTGCTCAGTCAATTGACTGGTACGCTACTGTTGTAGATGATCCAAATACAGTGTTTGAGATTCAAGAAAGTGGCACTCCCATGACAGCGGCTGATGTTGGTCTTAATATCAACATGACAGTTGTTGCAAATAATGGGTTTACTTCTAAATGGACGGCTGATACTGCAACGAAAGCTACCACTGCTACGTTGCAATTGAAGTTGCTTGGCTTGGCCCGGCGGCAAGATAATGCCTTTGGGGCCTTTGCGAAATGGTTGGTTAAGATTAACAATCATGAACTTTCTGCCGGCACTGCTGGCGTTTAAGGAGAAACTATTATGGCAGGCGGCGTAATTAACACTGGTTCTCATCCAAGACTTCTGTGGCCAGGCGTGCAAGAAATCTGGGGGCAAGTGTATGATGCCCATCCGGTAGAGTACACTGACCTTTACGAAGTTACTAGTTCTCGTAAAGCATATGAGCTGGATGTTCAAGCCACTGGCTTTGGACTTGCTCCGGTGAAGTCTCAAGGTTCTCCCATTGAGTATGACTCTGAATTGCAGGGCTGGGTAACTACTTATGCCCACGTTGCATATGCGCTTGGGTATATTGTAACCCACGAGGAGCTGGAAGATAATCTGTACGCAGAGGTTTCACATCGACGGGCTAAGGCGAATGCTTTTTCAGTTGCCCAAACCACTGAGAATGTTGGTGCTTTCTTGTACAACAACGCTTTTGTCGGGACGTTTTATACTACCCCCGACGGGCAGCCAATTATCTCAGACACGCATGTAAATGCTACGGGTGGTAATTTTAGTAATCAACTTACTCCTGGGGCTGACCTTAGCGAAGTTGCTTTGGAGGACATGTCTATTAAGATTATGAAGACTGTCATGGATAGGGGCTTGAAGATTAGTGTCATGCCTGAATCTTTGCACATTTCGCCTGATGAGTGGTATAATGCTAATCGGATTTTGAAGTCTGTTCTTCAGAATGATACTGCCAACAACGCTATTAACGTGTTGAAGGCTACGAACGCTTTGCCTAAGGGTATTAAGATGAATCATTATTTTAATAGCCCCAATGCTTGGTTTGTTCGTACTAACATTCCGGCGGGCATGAAGTTCTATTGGCGTGAAAAGCCTAAGTTCCAACAAGATAATGATTTTAGTACCAAGAACGCCCTAGCGGCTACTTATATGCGCTTCTCGGTGGGGATCACTGACCCCCGTGGATTGTTTGGCTCTAATGGGCCGTAAGGAGAACTCTTGTGGGACTTCTAAAGAAGCTTGGTAAGGGTTTGGGTAAGGTTGCTAAGGCTGGCCTCAAGGTTGGTATGAAGGGCGGTCTTAGTCAATTAGCTGGTGGCCCAGTTGCGGGTATGATTACTAAGAAGGTTGGTAAACGTATTCTTGGCGGGAAAAAGCGCAAGTCGCCTACCAAAGCGCAAGGTAATACTGCGACTAGTGGTTATTCTAATATGGAACGTCAACCACGGAAGGTTGGGCCTAAGTATAATTATAAAGGTCGTATGCAAAAGGCGGATGTGTCTACTACACCGCCAATTATACCAGGAAAGCGACCCACGGTTTCAAGGAAGGCAACTCCCCGCCTTGGACGTCGGACTTATCAAAAGTAATTGTTTCACGCTGTAACAATTAGGGCATAAGCGGGTAGGCCGCTTCCTTGTGGTAAAGTATTCTTTACGTCTTTGACGTTACCTCTTGGAGATATACATGAGCACTACTCGTTTTAGCCACGGGGTCACTAATGCCCCAAAAGTTTCCACCCTTGGTGATATGGGTCAGTTGGACCCAACTAAGTTTAATACAAGATTTGACGACTTTCACACTTTCCTAGCTACTGATTGGACTACTACCCTGACAGGCACTGGTACAAATGCCCTTACTGCTGGGGCAGGTGGTTTGTTGTTGATGACTACGGGAGCTCTACTAAATAATAGTAATTTCCTTCAGGGAACTCCGGCAGATTTTTTAATTGACATTGGTAAGGCTGCTTTTTTTAAGACTAAGTTTACCCTTAGTGATCCTACCCTTAGCACTTTTCAAGTAGGGCTAGTAATTACTGACACTACCCCACTTGATGCAACAGAGGGGATTTTCTTTCAAAAGGATAGCGGTTCCTTGGATGTTGTTGGCACGTCCGCGCTTGGGGCTGGGGCATCTGCTCGGGTAAGTGAAGTTATTCCTGCCGCAGCTAAAACAGATATGACTCTTGGATTCGCTTACAATGGTCGAGGTTTGATTCGACTCTACGTGGATGATCGGTATGCAGCCTCCTTAAATGTAACGGCCGAAACGCTTCCAGCTAGTCTTTTGAATGTTAGCTTTGGGGTTCAAACTGGAGCGGCTGTGGCTAAGACTATGACTATGGATTATATTCTAGCCTCCGTAGAACGTTAAGGAGTTATCATGGCCATTCAATTACTTGTTGATGGGCCACGTAATGCGGTGGTTAAGTTTACTACCGCAGGTACGTTGGATATTAGTACGTTGACTGGATCACCAGAGTGGGTGAGGATTGACTACGCTCATTATAGTGTTGGTGAGGCTACTTCAGTTCAAGTTGCTTGGGATGCTACTATAGATGAGCCAATTCTTAATTTATCGCAATCTGAAAGTCATTGTTTTACAGGCTTTGGCGGTCTGTGGAATAACGCTGGTGCGGGAGTAACAGGAGACATAAACGTAACTGTCACGGGCACGGGAGCGTTCTTTGTTATTCTTGAACTTAAGAAGGTACGATAATGCCTAACGCAAGTTCCAATACAGTCTATGGTATCATTAATGACGCCATGCACGATAGTGGATTGCTTCAGGAAGGTGAAGAGGCTAACAGTGAACAACTAGCCACAAATCATCGTAGGCTAGTTGACATTGTAAATCTTTGGCAAACTCAAGGATTGAAGTTGTTCCTTCACCAAGACCTAGCTATCCCGCTGGTATCTGGTAAGGGCGCGTATACAATTAACCTTGGCGGGGACATTGATGTTAGTCGTCCGATTCAAGTTATGCAAGCCTACATGTTGGAAGTTGTTAGTAATGCTAGACGACCCTTGATTGTACTGGGTTGGGAAGAGTGGTTGCGCCTGT